CGTAGCCGGTCATGACCACGCCCTGGTGGGTGGCCCTCGCGTTGCTGCGCTGTCCGATGATGGCGGCCGCGGCCGCTGCGAGCCCGACGACGATCGTGGCGACGGCGCCGATGGTCGCAGCGTCCACAGGTTCCTCCGGTTGTGCTGTGCTCAGCTGCTGTACGGGCGGCGCGGTGTGTGCTTTGCCTTCCATCCCGCAGCGAACGTCAGGGCTGCCGGGATCAGGCCGAGCGCGAACGGCTCGAGCGGGTCCGGCAGGGGGGCGACGAGGCCAGCATCGCCCTGGATTGCGGTGAGTATGGCGAGCAGGCCGGTGCTACCGAGGTAGGCACCGACGGTCGACCAGGTGACCTTCTTTTCTACGGGTTCAGCCATGACGGGTGGTCCTTTCTGATCAGTCGGCGAGTCGGGCGGCGAGCTTGTCCGCCACCTTGTCGGCGAGGGCGTCGGTCTGAGCGGGGCTGGAGCCGGTGGAGCTGATGGCCTTCACGCCCGTGTCGATGTCGCGGACGATCTGGTTCATGTCCCGGGTGTCGTCCACACCGGGTTGCTTGTAGGTCCACGGCTGGCGGGCCAGGGCGGCTTCGATGCGCTTGACCGCGGCGGCCGTGTCGACGAGCAGCTTTCGCTCTTCAGGGGTCATGTCGTCCTCCTCGGACGGTGCGGGGGTGGTGTTGCCCAGACGGGCCGTGATGCGGGCCTGCATGGCGGGCCAGTCAACGCCGCGCGGGTCGACCTTCCCGGGCTGCCAGTCGAGATGGCGGATCACTGAGCGGTACGTCCAGCCGTGCGCGCGGCAGATCGCAGCGGACACCCGCTCGATCGCCTCCAGCTGCGCCGCCGGCCACGGGTCCTTCCCGTCGCCGAGGTTGATGCACTCAAAGCCGTAGAAGTGCCGGTTGCCGTCGGTGTTGGCCTCGTTGTCGGCGGGCAGCGGCCGCTCGTCGATGACGGCCTGGAGGACGTCGCCGTCGCCGAGGCCAGCATGGTTGGCCCGGCCGTTGCCGACGAGGTAGACGGTGCCGTCCTTGGCGATGACGCCGTGGCACAGCGGTCCGGGCAGCGAGGAGTGGCCGTTGTAGCAGAGCTCGACCGAGGAGGCCGTGCCCGAGGTGACGGTGTGGTGGATCATCACCCCGTGCACCGGCCCCCACGGGCCCTTGTGGTTGCGGGTGTTCGTCCGCCAGTCGCGGTGCTCGACGACGCGCAGGCCCTCGTTGCGTAGCGCGGTGAGCAGCTTGTCGGCGGACAGGGGTGTAGCCATGAGGAACCTTTCAGAGGAGCCGGAGGTAGCGAGGGGCGATCAGGATCGAGCCGCCGAAACCCCACCGGCCGCCCGTCGTTGCACCCGAGGTGCGCCGGGTCTGGATCTGTAGTTGCAGCTGGGCGTCGTTCGCGTAGGCGGCGAGCGACAGATCCTGAGCGGCGAACTGATAGCTGTAGGTCGCGGCGACCGTGCCCGACATGACGACCGTGCTGCCGAGCAGTACCTGCCACTGGCCGCCGGTGTTCACCAGCGGACTGCCGGCCTGGTCGCCGATGAACACCAGACCCACGCTGAGCGTCGCGGTGCGGGGAGCGAGGATCGTTTCCCACGCCGTCGTGAACGAGGTGTCGTCCATCGCGGGCATCCCCTGCACGGATGTCGGGAACACTGGCACCTCGTCGCGGACAGGTGCGCTACGGCGCCGCAGCTGGGCGAGCTCCTCCTCCAGGCGGACGACGCGCTGTGCGATGTTCGGGGTCGATGCGTAGGCAGGCATGTCACACCGCCGCGCAGGTGAGGGTGACGCGCTCCGGGCCGGTGGACGGCTCGGCGTCGATACCGATGATGCGGAGGACTCCCTCGCGGCCGTGGGGCATACGGACGCTCGGGTCGATGACGAACAGCGCTTCGTCTCCCAGCTGGTAGCTGCCGTATGGCGGGTCGGCGTCGGCCTCGACGGTGAACGACGGTTGCACGCTCGCCTGCGAGCGGGCGTTGAGATCGGCGTTCGTCAGCGCCTGCAACGAGGTTGCGCTCGTGACGCCGTCGTACTTCGTCACGGCTTCCAGCAGCGGCCAGCCGGAGGCGAGCAGGTCCGTTGCCTGCGCTGTACGGACGAGCGTGGATTCGCCGTCGCCCTCGCCGATGCCGGACGTCTCGGTCGCCAGCTCGGTGCCGGGCTCCGGCCAGGTGTAGTCCACGATCGGGGAGGCCGGGCCGCCGTGGGCGAACACGAGGCCCGACTCGGAGGCGGGGCGGCCGCGGCGCGGGAACCAGAGCTTCCACCTGCGGTAGCGGGTGGGCGGCTGGTTGTTGGCGGCCGCTGTCCAGCCGACTTCGACGGCGTAGTCGAATCCGTCCTCTGCCTGCGACAGGTCGTGGATGGTCTTGTAGATCTCGGGCCGCTCGTAGCCGTAGTAGGTGGCCGAGCGGGAGATGCCGCTCCCTGCGCCGGTGAGCGCGTTGGTGTCGATGCCGATGGAGCCGTACGGCTGGACGTGCGCCCACCTCAGCAGGGCCCACACCTGGTGTTTCAGGTCGTGCCAGATCCGCTGCCCGTCCGGTACGAAGTCCTGGTCTGTGACCTGCCCAGCCTCCGTGCTCAACGTCTGCTTGATGTAGCGGTGCTGGTAGTACGAGGGGAACTCCAAGCACCCGATGTCCCGGCCGGAGCCTGCGATGGTGCGGGTCCACAGGATGCCGCCCCACACGATGACGCCGTCCCGGTCCACGTAGACCGCAGTCCGGCCGGGGACGGTCGCGGCCTCCGGGTCCAGCGGCAGGGTCTCCGCGGCGTACGGAACGTGTGCGGTCATGGCGCCGATGCCGTTGAGGACGCTGCCGTACCGCACCCCGGACAACGGCAGTTCGGCGAGCAGCGTGTCCGTTACCAGGTCGCAGAACAGGTACGTGTACGTGTGCTTCACCGACTGCTGCACGAGGTTCTGCGGCTGGGTGAACAGGCGCTCGACGGCGGTCGTCACGACGTCGCCCCCGACACCCGGTGCAGACCGAACTGGGTGAGGAGCGCGGTGGACGCGCCGCTGTTCTGGTTCGCGGCGATCTCGACGTAGTCGCCCGCTTGGAGTACCTCGTAGCCCGCCACGACGCTGGCCATGTTGCCGGTCGAGCCGCGCATCGTGTTGAAGCGGGACATTCCCGTCACGCCGTTGACGCGCACCTCGGCACGGCCTTCGGCGGTGAGCGTTCCCGGCCACACGATCCGGCCGTTGACGGCATACGTGCCGGCCTTCGGGACGGTGATCCTGCTGGGGTTCGTCGACGACGACCACGACGTGCCGCCCGACGAGGCGACCTTCGCGTTGAACGGCAGGGTGAAGTAGGTGGAGGCGTGGGCGGTGAGGTTCGGCGCGCCCGTCACCACCATCATCGGCGGGTCCGCAGTGATGTCCCGTGAAGTGCCGTCCAGCTTGCCGATGCGGACCTCATCCGTGTCCATCAGGTACAGCAGCTGGCCCGGATGCGGGCGGTTCGGCGCGCTCGAGGACGTGACGGGCAGGATGCCGCCGAGGCCGACGCTGTACTGCCTCACATCGGTGATGTTCGCTGCGGCCACGCTGGTCTGCGACGGGCCGATCGCGATGTCCGCCAAGATCTGTGCGTTCGGCGGCAGCGACGGCCGCACAGCCGCACCGGCCGACGCCGCGTAGGCGCCCTGGATCACTTCGAGCCGCCACTCGGAGACGGAGCCTGCGGTCTCAGCGTCGTAGACGGAAGCGACGACACAGTCCTTGCGGAACTGCCCGGCGCCGCCCGCAGGCGCGATCGTGAGGACGACGTCGGCGTCGTTGACGCACACGTACGTACCGCGGCCGCCGCTGTCGTGGTTGTCGATGAAACACATGCCGGCGGACACGAGGACGGTCATGTTCGGGGTGGCGGCCGCCCTCACCTTCAGCTGCTGGTTTTGGTAGGAGGGGCGGACGCCCTGCCGGATCCGCATCGGGGTCGCCTCGTCCACGAGGAAACCGGGGTAGGCGAGCAGGCTGGTAACGACGAGCCGGTCGTGTGCGGCCGAGTACGAACCAGCCTGCATCCACGGCGGGGGGTTGATGACAGCCATCGGAGTGGCTCCTTTCTCACAGGCTCGTGTCGCGCCAGGTGACGGTCAGAAGGGACGGGGTGCCGGCGCCGCCCGAGACGGGGCCGCCGCGGTAGGCGATCTCGTTTTCGCCGGGCAGCAGCAGTGGCCATGTGGATCCGGCGCGGACCCATGAGCGGCGGGGGCTGGTGCCCTGGTAGAGGACGGCGCGGGTGCGGGTGTCGATGAGGAGGTACTCGCCGAGTTGGAGGGTGGCGTCGATGACGAGGGACTGGCCGGTCGTCACCTGCTCGATGCTCGGATTGGCGACGGGTCCGTCGATGCGGAGCACGGGGTAGGCGTCGCTGGATCCGGCGTTGAGGGCGGTGATGCGGCCGGACTCTCCCGCGCTGCCGTACGTGCGGGGGTGGACCAGCGGGTAGGTGCGTCCGGCGGCGGGGGCGTAGGCGGTGGTGGAGTCGCTGCGCTCGTCGAGCCCGTACAGGTATGGGTCGGCGCAGTACACCTCGAGCGCTGCGGTTCCGGTGCGCCACAGGTATTCGGCGTCGTACGGGATCGACCGGCGGCGCACCTTGCCGTAGATCAGGGTGTCCTGGTCGAGGAAAGCAAGCGGTGCCGGGCTGGCCTGCGGCTGGGTTGCGGCGCGCAGAGCGAGGACCAGCTCCCGCAGATGGTCCGGGCTGTCGCCGATCAGCGACAGGCCGAGCTGAATCGTCCTGGCGCCCGTGAAGTCGGGGCCGGTGTAGTCGCCATGCTGGCCGGGCCGTTCGACGTCCTCGGCGCGCACGTCGGGCATGTCGTCGAGACCGACGATCGTGGTGACGTGGTACGGGGATCCGGGCCCGAAGAGGAGGCCGTCCCACTGGATCCGGCCCAGCTTGCCGTTAGCCACTGGTGCCTCCCACGAGTGCGTTCCAGGACATGGCGCGCAGGATGCCGTCCGGCGACGCGTCGGCCCCGTAGAGGTTGAAGGTGTGCCCAGCGGGCCCCGACGTCCCGCTGTTGGGACCGGGGTTGACCGTGCCTGCCTGCGGAATCCGGCTCACCACGCCGGCCAGGTCGGGCAGGCCGGGGAGCTGCGCAAGCTGCGCCTGTAGGCGGGGGATCTGGCTGGCGATACCGTCGCTGAGACCTTGGATGAGGGCCTGGCCGGAGTAGAGCGTCCAGCCACGGCCGGAGAAAGGTCCCTTCTTGGCGGGGGAGAAGGGGAAGTATTGGCGGGCGGTGTTGACGGCAGCGGATGCGGCGGCCGCGATTTCGCCGATGCGGGACATGATGCCGGAGATGAATCCGCCGATCAGCGACCGGCCGGAGTTGTACAGCAGGCTGCCGAGATCGCCGACGGCGGCGCGAATGGCTCCGGGGATTTCCCAGAAAATGTTGATGACTTCGCCCATTGAGCTGGCGATTCCCTGGGCGAATCTGCCGATGGATCCGATGAAGTCCCAGAGTCTTCCGGCCGACGTGCGTAGGACGCTGGCCAGCGCTGAGCGGAATTGCTCGAACTTCTGGGCAATCGCTCCGATCTTGGCCGACGCCTCACGGGAGGCGGAGGCGAGGGCCTTGACGAAGTCGCTGTTCAGGACGCGAGCGACTGCCTTCACGGCCGGGATGACGATGTTTTGCAGCAGCCAGTGCACGATGCCGAGTACGAACGTCAGCGTCTGGATCGCTGCCTTCGTGAACTCGATCGCGAACGGAAGCTGTTCCTTGAAGATGATCGCGAGGTCTTTCAGGATCGGGCCGAGCTCCTGAAGGAGCGGCTTCAATTCCGGGCCGACTTCCCGAATGAAGTCCC